TTTGTTTTGTACATTGGGTGACTAGATGGAACACAAGCAGCCAAATTGGTAAGCGAATTTGTTTTAGCAGTAGCCAAAAAATCTATCATTACCATTTGCTGTTTGGCAGTAAGTTTTGTGTATTTAGACATGACTTAATCCTTAAAAGTACCCTTGCGAATTGCTTGGGCTGCCTGTCATTGTATAGATTTCTAAACACAATTGTCTAGGTGTTTATACCTACTCTGTAGTTTTTACGCCAAGACGCTCACTTGCTTGCTCTGATCTCCAAATGTCAGCTTTCATCTGGGCAGCAGTTAGCATCCACTTTAAGGTTTCTTCTTTTTCGATAGCAACCATTAATCCTTTTAGCAGATCAGCATATTCATAGTGGGCATAGGCTTCTCTCTCTTGGGCTACAGCAGAGTCAATCCCTCTAGCCATAGCATCCTTCATCAGCAAGGCTTTCTTTGTTTTACGAAACTCCTCAAGGTAGATTCTTTGTGCTTTAGCCTCTGCATATTTGCATGAATTTTCAATGATGAACTCAATGGCTTTGTAAGGTGCTTTCATGTTTACATTTCTTCTAAAGGAAAGTCATTTGGCTTAACAATCAATTCTTGGCAAAACCTAACTCGCTCATACAGTATTTTGTTTTTTTCTTGTTTTGCTTGTATCATTTTTTCAAACATTGCACTCATTTCTTGTATTTCATCTTGAGACCAATTTACAACTTTGTCAGTTTGCGTTTCAAGTTTGTTCATAATGAAATTTGCTCTTTCGTACAAAGTGAACAAATGCTTTGCTCCAAGTTTTTTATTGCAATCAAAACAAGATGAAACCTTATAAAATTTTATGTTTTTTTCTTTAAACCATTTTTGATCTTTAACATCGCAAAAACTAATTGGTGGGCAATGGTCAACAGTACTTGCAATATCACCACAATAAAAACATCCTGCACGAGAACTAAAATGCTTCTCGTATAAATGACCATAAGTTTTTATTAAATGTTCACGATGTTTTTGTGATTTTTTACTCATCTAAAACTTTCAACATACGCAATGCAGATTCAGCGTTATCAATACGACATAGCGTTCCACCGCACCAATTCTCAAAAAAGTCGGTTTGTAGCTTGGTTAAACGCTTTTTAGAGTCTGTTTTGATCTCCACGAGAAAGGTGTGGTTCTTGTAGCCAACCAAAAGATCAACAGGTAGGCCAATAATCCAAACGTATGCGCCAGCACCTCGCAAGGCTGAGACTATCTGTTCTTGGTTAGCATCTACCCTAGCTGCGTATCTCATTCGAGTGTCCCATCCTTAATTCTGTTCATGTAGGTACGAATCCTGTCTCTAGCACCAGAGCCATAGATTCGTTCTGCTCTCTCTAGCCGACCACGCACAAAGTCTCTATCTTTGTTTGTCTCCCAAGTACGATAGAGTTCCCTTGCTTCTGCTTGCTCAAGGATTACCCTATCGTTTGGGTTTTCAATCGTCTTGCGAGAGTAAGTCACCAGTTAATTCCAATGCTTTGTTTATCAGGTGTAGAGGGTATGGGATACCTTCACGCACCTTGTCTAGTAGTTTCATAGCGTCAGCGTGACTCACTTAAGATTCTCCATGCTGTTGCGGCACACAATGGAACTTGCCCATTTCCAATGGCTTTAAGTCTGTCCACCCTAGCGGCCACCCCATCAGCCACTCTACCCACATCGGGTTCAGCTTTCCACCATTCCCAGCACCCATCAATCTGGCTTCTTCTTTTGTTGTATTCTTGTTCAGTAGTTCCCATGAACCTGTCCCACCACACATGCCAGCTGTTCTTGGTGTCGGCCAATTCTGCATATTGCTTACTTGATCTCTCAGATTTGTTGGCCTTGATCGATTTGGTCGATCGATTGTCGCCTCTTTCATCAATGCCTTTTCCGACTTTGGAGGCAAATGATCCATTGTTGTTGGAGTTGACCAACTTTCCCAAAATCCAAATCCTGTCCCGTTGGTGATTTGCGCCAATATCGGCTGCTCCCATAACAGTCCATCTCGTGTCATACCCCATCGAGGTAAGATCTCCAATGACTCTTGTTCCTCCTCTAGTAGTGAGCATTGGGGAGTTTTCCACAAAGACAAATTGTGGTCGTACTTCGCTAACCACCCTCGCCATGTGATTCCACATCCCTGATCTTTCACCATCAAGTCCATCACCTTTTCCTGCGGCTGAGATGTCTTGGCATGGAAATCCTCCAGATACGACATCAACAATTCCTCGCCACGGCTTTCCGTCAAAGGTTTGTATGTCATCCCAAATTGGGAAAGGCGGGAGAATCCCATCATTTTGTCTGGCGCACAATACGCTTGCTGGGTATTGCTCCCATTCGACAGCGCAGACTGTTCGCCATCCAAGAAGTTTTCCCCCAAGGATGCCTCCACCAGCGCCTGCGAAAAGAGCCAACTCATTCATACACCGCCTTTCATTTGTTTAGCAAATTGACGAATGTAGTCAGGCATAGGTGCTGCCTTCTTTTCATCAGCTTTAATCTTTTCCAATGCAGGGTCAGGCTCATTCTTTGATGGAACTGTGAGCCTAACAATGTCAGCAGGATTTTGTTTTGGTGCGTGAGTACTTCTCACCCAATTACGCCAAGTAGCAAACCAATCTAGCTTCACACCTTTTTGACCAGCTTGGGCTATCCAATAATCCTTGAATTGGTCAAAGGTTTTGGCAGGGTTAAGTTCTGGTCTTTGCTCAACACAAAAGTCTTCCCATTCTTTTGTTAAACAAGAATCAGAAGCGAGGCGTTTGCCGAGTGTCTTCTTCTCTTGGTTATTGGTTATTGGTTTATGGTTATTGGTTGCTATTGGGGTAGCATTAGGGGGGCTATTAGCCTCCTCATTAGGGGGTGTTCCCCACCTCTTAGCCGCCCCACGTTTTCCAGCAGCAGAGAACTCTTTGTATTGCTTAATCTCTTTGTCAGCCCTTGGATTAACAAAACCTTCTGGTGTTGAAATAAAGAACTCATTGAGGACAGTCATTACATCTTCCTCATGGTCACGCATACCAATCTGACGAGCAATATCTCTATGCTTTATTGGTTGCTCATGCAAGAAGTAGAAATCAAGCAAACGTCTGTAAGCCAAGTCCTCGTAATGAGAAAGATGGTGCGTGTGACTCTTGTAGTCACCTATGTGAAACTGATAGTAGTGCATTTCTGCATCCTCGCAAACCCTCCAAAAAGAAACAATCGGCAGGCGGGAGGTTCGCTTTTCGGTTGGGTAGCAACTCCCAACCTAGCCGTGTTTCAAAACATTGTAAACTTAAAAAAGCCTACTGTAAACTTAAATGAATTGATTGTTGGTAATTTCTTTTTTGACTGGTCTACCAAGCAATCGTTTAGCTTGTGCGTTCATCACAGCGTACTCTGATTTGCTAAAGATGCCCTTGGCGTTACGAATGTCAAAAGGGTTCAGTAAGCAGCGAGTTTCGTCTTTTGGCTTGTTCTCAATCAAGTGGTCAGCAAGTGTGTACTTAGCCACTCTGTAGCGACCAACCTGAACCTCCTCAGTTGTTAGATCACCTTTGTAGCGTAGTTTCTTAGCTGTGGACAGCACAGAGGACTTGGGCATCCCTGTTAGGTCACAGACTTCTTGTGAAGTAAGTGGGCCATTCTGGAGGGCTTTAATTATTGATTCTTGTGTCATTTAAACCATTCTGGTCTGAGTTCTTTGAGTTGGTATAGGCGTAACGCAGGGATTGTCTTCCAATGGTTGACAGCCGCCCTTGTTATGCCAAAGATTCTAGCAAGCTCACTCTGTGAGCCAGCAAGTGTGATTGCTTGTTTTATGTCCATCCCACAAGTATAGCAAAGTCAACAAAATGTTGAAAGAAAGATACACTAGGGAAAATACCTAGAAAATAATTGTTGACCTACTCGTTTACTTTGATATACTTCCCCTAACCCACAACAATTCGTAAATGGGCAATTAAGGAAATCAAGATGAACAAGCCAGTATTTACCTTCAACCTTATTGAAAAGATTGACCCCAAAACTTATCAATCAACTTTCTTGGTTGTTAACTTTGAGGGTGAGGTTTTTAATTCTTTTGCTGAAGAAGAAAGTGAAAAAGCCTTTGGTGTTTGGATGTCTTATTTGACTGAACAAGAAAAAACTGAATGGAATGACTACCTTGTTAAATCTGAGGCAGAAGAAGAAGTTTGGCATGAGCAGCAATGTGAACAAACACATTTTTCATACAACTAAATCAATAGGGGGCTAGTCCCCCACATTTAAGGAAATCAAAATGAACTTCGAGAAAATCATGGATTACGTTACAGCAATATCAATCGGTGTTGGCATGGCAGTTTTACTGGTTGCATGGTGGTCAACATGAACACAAGATTCTTAGTCCATGTTCGTAAGATATTTGCCAGCTACGATGCCCCTCCAGAGGTCATTAGAGGCTACCAAAAGCAATGGGTGAAGTCAGTACGCCAGTTAGGTGATAAATGGCTTGTAGCAAAGCAAATCCAGAGAATCCAATGACTAGACAAGACGCAATCAAGGATTTAACAGGGCCACTTTACTGCTGCTACTGTACTGAACCTAAGACCTACGGCTCATGCTGTGGAGAAAACCACTTTGTAGATTTTGGCGATCTCTATGAAGAAGATAAAGAAGCAATGATTGAAGAATATTTAAAGGAAGAATGAAATGGTACATAAGAAGTTAATGCAAGCACGAGTGGAATTACAAGCAATGCCACTCAAAAAGTCTGGTCACAACAAGTTTGCTGGCTACAATTATTTTGAGTTGGGAGACTTTCTGCCTCAAGTAAACGCAATCTTTCATCGTCTTGGTTTGTGCAGCGTAGTGTCGTTTGACGCTGAATATGCAAGCCTGACAATTACAGACGTTGATGATGGCACAATGATTGTCATTACAAGCCCAATGGTTGAGGCAAACATGAAAGGCGCATCACCAATCCAGTCCCTCGGTGGATGCCAGACGTATCAGCGGAGATATTTATATTTATGCGCTACTGACCTCGTTGAGGGGGATAGCTTTGATGCTGCTGCCCCTACCAAGGAACAAGTAATCATCACACCTACACAGGGTGCAATGGAAAGCCTTCCAGAAAGTGAACAGAATTATCTTAGAGAGTTAGCAATGGATTTAATTGCTCTCTGTGATAAAGAAGAACCTAAGACAGCTTGGGTAAAGTTGGAATCAGAGAACCTTGATGCTGAACAAAAAGTAGC